GTGAAAGCCACATACTTTTCCCATGGCCGCTAGGGCCGGTGACTAGTGTTACCTCCCCTGGCCGAACATGGAATTTATCATGCGTTTTAGTCCACGGTAGCGTCTTGCCAGCATATATTTCAGTAGAGTAGTATTTAATGAGATCATCAATAAAAATATTTGCACTTTTAATTTTAAATTCGTTACCATAAGTTTCTCCGTTGTAAAAGTTATTTACTTCTTGTTGACTAACTGTAAGTTTATTAATTGCATCATTGAGGTTCATATTCCACCTTCCCATGGTTTACGTTCAACTTCTACGTCATCTAACCAACGCATTTGCTGAATGTAAGTTATGGGCGCTGGCGAGAAACCATCCTTCCATTGCTTACTTTGTTTCATTGTTTCTACATGACCTATAATTTGATCAGCTATCTTATAATACTTTTTAGCCTTCCATCTCTCAAAACATTTTTGTTTAGCTACTTTTCTTATAGACGGATATAACTTCCAAAACCTATCGAAAGTTTCTTCTATAGAAACTTGCTCCACAGGATCTGTCTCTGTCTCTGTCTCTGTCTCTGTACCCCCACTTTGCTCCATGTTTGCTAGCACCTTGCTATCTAGCTCTTCTAACCATGGTGTGAGTGAAGATAAACACTTGACTAATAAAGTCTTTTCAATTCTAAGTCTAAAAGCCATAGTGTCTACTGACGGTAAATTTCCATCAATATCCTCTGCGGCTAATAGCCATAAATTAATAAGCATTTTTGCGGATAATGGATCTAAATTATGCCATTCAAAGTCATCTAATAACGATCTATGGACTTTTATCCAAGGCGGACATCTGTCATGGTAATGTTGATATTTACTCCAGTTTCTTATTTTCATACACTCTCCTTAAGCGTAACACGTTGAAATATGGTATAATACACGTCCTTTCCTACAAAATTCAACTGTATCATCCATAGAGCGGTAGTATACTGCTAGCAAAAAAATAGAGCAAGAAAAATATTTTGCTAAATTACTTGACATCTATTTTTAAAGAGATCAATATTCGTTTTGTAGTCTTTATTAACTAGGAGAGAATAATGGATACAAACAAAAAATTACCTAACTTAAAACCAGTACCTAAATGTGGCGAATGGGCTAACAATAACCCAAACGTATTTGAAAACTTTTTTAATAGAACTGGCCCTCATAGAACCTTAACCATAGATGAAATATTTGCTGACTTTGAAAATGATATTGCAAATATCGAAGGAGGTGAATAATGGACGAAAGATGGTTAGACTATGATGAATACTTGGATCAACAAGAATTTTGGCGTCAAAAAGAATTAGAAGAGCAATATCAACTAGAACAACAGGAGAAGCATGATGGATAACTGGGGATGGGATAGAGATAAACACCATACTTGGTATAACCAATGGGACTTTAAAACTCCTAGGACTTATAGAGAACGTTATGGTGTTGACTATAAACGTGGTGAAACATTTTTAGATGAAGATGTTGCATCAAATAGGTTTGTTGTGGTAGTGTTGCTACTCATCTTAATTTACGGAGGTTATTTATGGATGAATTAAATAGAATTATTGAGCAATTACAATTAATGAATGAAGATCTACGTGAGTCAAATGACAAAGCAGATCAAAAAGAACATTACATTAGAGAATTACAAATTAAACAATTACAGGAGAGTAAGGATGAGTAAACAAGGAGTAGTCAATATACGTGGTAAAGAATATAAAACAGTAGCATTGCGTGTACAAGAATTTAGAGAGCAATTTAAAGACTATGCTTTAGTAACTGACGTTATACAATTAGATCAAGAACAATGCGTTATTAAAGCAAGTGTTTTAAATGAATTGAACCGTGTTATTGCTACTGGTATTGCTCAAGAGTTCAGAAAAGCATCTCAAATTAATGGTACATCTTATGTCGAAAATTGTGAGACATCTGCAATTGGAAGAGCATTGAGTGCATTAGGACTTGGAGGTCAAGAGTTTGCTAGCGCTAATGAAGTATTAAATGCTATCCACCAACAAAATAACCCAGTTATTCAGGAAGTAACTGAAGATCAAATTAAAGCTGCTAAAGATACACTAACAGAGGCTGCAAGAACTGGTGAACTTAAAAAAGCATTCTTTACATTTGGCCCTGAGTTACAAGAAAAAGTACGTGAGTTTGCTAACGAACTGAAAAAGTCTGCATGAGTCATTTAAGTGATAGTAGACGTCATAACGTTATTACGGCTAGTGTCGCCTGGTCTGCTGTATACGAAAGACAAAAGTTATGGCGTCAAATGACTTTACGTGAGCCACCATTTGAAGGCAATGACATGACTGAATATGGAAATATTTATGAGTCTATTGCTTTGTCTGCATTAGAAAAAGAGTTTGATGATATTGTAGAGCCTGGTAACAAGTTTGTGCTACATGACAAATTACCATTTGGCGCAAGTCCGGATGGGTACTACCAAGGAAATGTCATTGAGATAAAGTGTCCCTACACTCAAGAGATATATAAAGAGATCCCTGAACGTTATTACTTTCAAATGCAAATGCAAATGGAAGTATGTAAAGCACCTCATGCGTATTTTTATATATGGACACCTTTTGAAACAAAGATACAAGTAGTAGATAGAAGTAAAGCATGGCTTGAATGGTATACGCCATTAGCGCTAGAGTTTATAAAATATGTTGAAGATGACATAGAACCTAAACGCTGGACTAAAAAACCAATTTTTAATAAGGAGTAAAGTATGGCTGAATATGATAATAGTAACAGAGCTGCAGGTTGGCTGCGTGAAAGTAAAACAGGTAATAAGTATATTTCATTAATGCTTAATGTAGAAGGCAAAGAATATACATTAGCATTGTTTAAGAATGAAGTAGAAGAAGGATCTAAAAGACCTGTTTACACAGGTAAAATTACACCGAAAGGTGATTATGTTGCAAGTGGCCCTGCATTAGAAGGTGAAGAGGATGTTCCTTTTTAGGAGCATCCCCATACACACTATACACATTACTTATTCATTACGTACATTGTGACTTCAAAGCCAAAACGCATTTCTGTAGCTGCTGGAGTTGTCCACATGATATTATCCTCGGTTAATTAATGCAATATTGCCATTTCATTATCGGCTATAAAGTGAGTTTTTGCTATCAGTAAAAACATTAAAAGAAAGTAAGCAAATGATAGAGGTAAAGGAGTCATTAAGATCAGAACTTATACTAACACCAGAAGGAAAATTATTAATGGCCGTAATGATCCAGGCCATGATAGAGATATGCGGTACTCATACGCATAGTAGGAAGGTGTCTTACAATTGGCTTATGAAGGAAAAAAACCCTGTAGCTGATATATGTCTTATATTATCCGGATATGATAGACACCATATTGAAAACATGCTCATTCAAAAGTTTGGACATGATGAGTATTATGCTTTAAAAGGAGACTCATAATGGGAATAGAAACGGCAGCATTGTGCCTGGCCTTGGCGGCCTACCACGAAAGTAGAGGAGAGCCAACCTCTGGTCAAACGGCTGTGATGTACGTATTACTTAATAGAGCGCAAAATACTAAAAACGTATGTAGCGAACTATACAAACCAAAACAATTTTCTTTTATTGGAAATGTTCAATTAGCTTCCACAATTCAGTTGCAACCTTATATATCTATGGCGTATAATGTGCTGCATAAGAAAGTGAAAGACCCAACCAAAGGCGCTACATATTTTCATAGCAGAAATGTAAAGCCTGTTTGGGCCAATGATAAACCAGTTAAAGTAGCAATAGGTAACCACATATTTTATTGAGGTCATTATGAAAAAAGAACCAGTAGCATGGCTATATGAAGAGTTTAATGTAAAAACAGGTGATCTATTAAAGTCACATTTGTGGTCATTTCATCCTAAAGAACTTTCATATTTGAATGACTTAAAAAATTCAACCCATCATATCAAAATAACACCATTGTTTAGAGGTGATGAATTTGAAGAGTACAAAGCAATGAATAAGTATGACTCAAAACGTTTAGTGGATGCGCATAATGGACTCTAAATTTGAAGGTAATGGCTATTTAATTGTAGGCGCTATTATTGGTGCTTTAATTACATGGTCAGTTATGACATATAACAGCACCATGAAAAAATACCACATGAATTTAAAATGTATTCAAGGTGAATTATACGAGGAAATTAAGCCTAATATATTTGCTAAAAGCCATTTAGAATGTTTTGAGCAAACGAGACTATAATGTATACATTACTAGACGATAGAAAAAAAGCCGAACAGATAAAAGCATATATGGAAGCGCATCCTGGAGCTATAAGAAAACAAATATACAGAGAATGCCACATTACCAAATATAGGGCCAAGATATTAGAAGCTCAAGGCCTTGTTAAATTGCCATTGCCATTGACTAATAAACAGTCTTTGATGAAGGCACGTAAGAAGTCATCAATGTTATTTTATTTATAGGAGGCAGTATGTCAGATAATGTAAACCACCCTAGACACTATAATATCGGAGGCCTAGAAACCATAGATATTATTGAAAGTCGTTTAACTAGAGAAGAATTTGTTGGATACTTAAAAGGTAGTAAGATGAAGTATGACTTACGCTATCCATTTAAGGGTAATGTAGAAGAAGACTTAGCAAAGTCTGAATGGTTCAAAAATAAACTTATTTCAGTTTTAAGAGATGAAGAAGCTGTGAACCCTCCTGAAATTGAAGCTCAACTACAAAGGTTTGATGATGAATAAACATATATATTGGATATTTATTGTAGTCATGTCAGCATTAGCTATATGGGGAACTGAGAAAGCATTTGGTCAAACTATTATTGCGCCAGATGGTACTGTAACTGTTTGTACTGTATCTCAGGATATGATCATCTGCGTATGACGCTAGGGATGCG